GGCCGACGAGAAACGGATTCGCCGGGTGCTTCGGGGCGTGTACGACGTGTGCGAGCAGTTCCCCAAGCCCCGACCTATCTCCCAGACAGCACTCGAAGGCGGGTTGCTGAAGATCGAGATTGGGGAAACCTGCGAGAACCTGACCCCGGAGGAATGCCGGATGCTGGGCAGGATGCTCATGGGCTACGCCAGCGAAGCCCTTACCAGTGAAAGCGTGAGGCAGCACCTGATGCTGGCAACCGACCTTGCTGCACAGGTGAAGGCGCTCCAGCAGCACGTCAAGGCGCTGGTGGCGAAGCGGGATGAGCGGCAGCTTGACTTGATTGGGGATGATGAATGAACACCCTGTTCCAGAAGATGCGCAACAACCGGCGAAAGCTGTTGCGCCAAACGACAACTGTGCCGATGGATGAGCGGCGGTCTGTCATTTGGAAATTCCTTTCAAGAGGCGGAAGAATCCACGCGACCAGCGTTGACGAGCAAGGCCTTGTTCCTGATGACACCAGAGTGTTTCTGCACGACCCCGAAGCGGTTGGCGGGCCGAAGGAATACAAGTTCACAGCGCAGGAATACAACGCCGAGGTGACGGCTTGGCGAGCTGCCATGGGCTTGAAAGCGGACGCAGGATGACCCCACATCTCTACCCCCACCCACAACCAGGCTGGCCCTTCCCGAAGTGGCTACCATACCCATACCAGCCGCCAGTCGCTCCGTTGCCGGATGCGCTGTTCTAAGCGGAAATTCCTCCCCACCCGCATAGGGTTCGACTCTCAACGCCATCCCCGGAACACTCGGGGCATGGACAAAACCAAGGCCCAACCTCGCCCGAAAAAAGCCGCCGACCCGGCTGAAGGCAAGGCTTCGCCACCAAAGAAGCGAACCGACTGGGACGCTGTAGAACGAGACTACCGAACCGCCAAGTTCACCCTGCGCGAACTGGCCCAGAAGTACGGAGTCACGCACCAGGCAATCAACAACCAGGCCAAGCGCAAACAATGGACGCAAGACCTGGCCGACCAGATCAGGCAGGCGACAAACGCCAAGCTGGTTGCCAAACTTGTTGACGAAGGCGTTGCCAAAGGTGGACAGGAGGTTGCCAACACGGTTTTGGCAGCCGCCGAGGTGAACACCAGGGTCATTCTGGGGCACCGGAAAGACATTCAGGCGACCCGCGATGTTGCCGCTGGAATGCTCCAAGAGCTTTCGGCAACGGCGATGCTGTCGGAACACGTTGAGATGCTGGCGCAGGTTCTTGCCGGGTCAGGAGCCGAGCCGGTTGACGAAGCCAAAGCAAGGGCGGCAGTTCAGAAAGCACTGAGCATCACGACCCGGATTCAGGGCGTCAAGGCGCTGGCCGACACCTTCGACAAGTTGCAACTGGCCGAGCGCCGGGCGTTCAGCCTGGATGAGAAGGGCGGCAAAGACCCGGCTTCGGGGCTGCAGGAGATGGCAACCGCCGAGCTGCAGAAGTTGCGCCAGCAACTCATGGGCGGATGATGAACCCAGCCGACATTCCGCCCGAGCTGAAAAAGCTGATGCTCAGTCAGCTTGAAAAGGAATTGTTGCGCCGCAGGCTTGACCTGTACCGCCCCTACGCCAAGCAGAAGGCATTCCACGCCGCAGGCAAGAAGTTCAGCGAACGGCTGTTCATGGCCGGCAACCAGTTGGGCAAGACGGTTTCCGGTGGCGCTGAGTGGGCTATTCACCTGACCGGCAGATACCCCGACTGGTGGGAAGGCGCGGTATTCAGCAAGCCGCCCCTACTGTGGGCTGGCTCAGTGACCGGCGAAAGCACCAGGGACAACCCGCAGCGCATTCTAGTTGGCCCGCCTTCCAAGGAAGAGGAATGGGGCACAGGCTTCATACCTGCTGAGTGCATCAAGGACAGAACCCGCGCCATGGGCGTTCCGAACCTGCTGGACAGCGTTGTGGTGCGCTGGGGTGGTGGCGGTGACGTTCAGGCTGGCGAGTCTGTGGTGTCGTTCAAAGCCTACGAGAAGGGCCGGGAGAAGTGGCAAGGACCGACTGTTGATGGCGTCTGGTACGACGAAGAGCCGCCCGAGGACATTTACAGCGAAGGCTTGACCCGAACCAACAACGGGCAGCTTGGGCAGTTTGCACAGATGACGTTCACGCCGCTGCTGGGCATGTCTACGGTGGTCAGCCGGTTCGTGATGCCTGACCGCAACGACATTGGCGCAAGCAGTCGAACGGTCATCACCATGACCATCGACGATGCCGAGCATTACACGCCGGAGCAGCGGGCCAAGATCATCGCCAGCTACCCGGCGCATGAGCGTGAAGCCCGCGCCAAGGGCATTCCGGTGTTGGGCTCCGGGCGCATCTTCCCGATTGAGGAAGACGCCATCAAGGTTGCGCCCTTCCAAGTTCCTGCCCACTGGCCGCGCATCAACGGCCTGGACTTCGGCTGGGATCACCCGACAGCGGCGGTTCACTGTGCTTGGGACCGCGATTCGGACTGCTGGTACGTGGTCAAAGCCCACCGGATGCGTGAGGCCACACCAATCATCCACGCCTCGACCGTGAAGGCTTGGGGGCCATGGGTGCCCACATCCTGGCCGCACGACGGCCTGCAGCACGACAAGGGAAGCGGCGAGCAGTTGGCAAAGCAATACGCCAACGCTGGGCTGCTGATGCTTTCCGAGCGTGCCACCTTTGAAGACGGGTCGAACGGCGTTGAGGCCGGGCTGATGGACATGCTGGAGCGGATGCAGACCGGCAGGTTCAAGGTGTTCAGCAACCTCGATGACTGGTTTTCCGAGTTTCGCCTGTACCACCGCAAGGACGGCAAGGTGGTCAAGGAGATGGACGACCTGATGAGTGCGACCCGGTACGCGCTGATGATGAAACGCAAGGCCAAGGTCCGCCCGATGCCCAAGGCCACGACCAACGCTTGGGCTCCACTTGATAGAGAGATTGGGTACTAGCCATGGACACCAAAATGATCGACGACAACACCGAGCCCATGGACGACGGCCTTTTGGCAAAAAAGGAAACATTCCTCATGGCGCTCATGGCAAAGCGCAAGGAAGCGATTGCAGGCCGGGCAGGCTCCGGCATTGAAGTCGAGTGGCAGGAGGACGAAGAACACTACCAAGGCATCGACGATGCCAACCGGCAGTATCAGAACGCCTCACACCTGAGCCAGCCCAAGCGTTGGGCCACGACCGGTCAGAGCATGGAGAAAGGGCCGACGCGCTCCGTGGTGTTCCTCAATATCACCCGCCCGTATGTGGACGCAGGCAGCGCCCGGGTGTCGGACATGCTGCTTCCCACTGACGACCGGGCATGGGAGATTCGCCCGACGCCGCTACCGAAACTCAGCCAGGCAGACATTGCCATGCTGGGCGGCCCTGAGCAGGCTGCGCAGATTCTGGAGCAGGAGAAAGAGCAGGCCAAGGAAGCCGCCAAGCGGATGATGGAAGCCATTGACGACCCGCTGGTTGAATCCAACTGGCACGGCGAGGTGCGCCAGGTCATTGAAGACGCAGCCCGCATCGGCTCCGGTGTGCTGAAAGGCCCGTACCCGATCCTGCGCACCGCCAAGATGGCGAAGAAGAACGAGCTGGGCATGGTCGAGCGGGTTCAGGTGTCGGAAATCCGGCCAGCCTCCAAGCGCATCGACCCTTGGAACCTGTTCCCCGACCCTGCCTGTGGTGACGACATTCACAACGGTTCGTTCATCTGGGAGCGTGAATACCTCAGTTCGCGCAAGCTCAAAGAGATGATCGAAATGCCCGGCTATGACCGGGTTGAACTCATCAAGGCGCTCAAGGAAGGCCCGAGCCTCAACAGCGCCCGCGAAGCCCCCGAAGCCATGGGCCGCAGGAGTGACGACGAGTACGAGATGTGGATATTCCACGGCATCTGCGACTCCGAACACCTCCGCGCCATGGGCCTTGAGATTGAGGATGAGCAGGACCGCCTGCCTGCAATGGCTGTGATTGTGAACGACCGGCTGGTGAAGGTGACACTGACCGCGCTGGAGTCCGGCGACTTCCCGTATGACGTGCTGGCTTGGCAAGCCCGACCCGGTATGCCTTGGGGCATGGGCATTGGCCGGCAGATCAGGACGGTTCAGCGGATGCTCAACGGTGCCTGCCGGGCCATGATGGACAACAGCGCCTTGTCTGCTGCGCCTCAGATTGTCCTGGGCAACGGCATCACACCCGAAGGTGGAAGCTACACCCTGCATGGCGGCAAGATTTGGCGGGCCGAGCCAGATGCGACCAACAGCGATGTGCGGTCGGCATTCAGCGCCTTCGTGGTGCCATCGGTGCAGCAGGAGATGATGAACATCATCAACTTCGCCCTCAAGATGGCCGAGGACACCACCGGTATGCCTGCGATGCTGCAAGGCATCCGGGGTGACGCTCCCGACACCTTGGGCGGAATGCAGATGCAGAACAACAACGCCACCAGCGTTCTGCGCCGCCTTGCCAAGCGCTTCGATGACTACATGACCCGCCCGCACATCCAGCGCTACTTCGACTGGATGATGCAGTACAGCGATGACGACAGCATCAAGGGTGACTTTGAGGTTGAGGTCCGCGCATCGTCCGCCTTGGTGGAGCGTGACGCCCAGCAGCAGTTCATGATGCAGATGCTGGCGGCTTCCAAAGACCCAAGCTACGAGCTGAACCCAGCCAAGTTCGCGGCTGAGCTTATCAAGAGCCAGCGCATGGACCCCAAGCGGTTCCAGTTGACCGCCGAGGAAAAAGCCCAGCGCCAGCAGCCCCCGGTCGATCCGGTGGCACAGGCCAAAGCCGGACTCATTGCCGCGCAGACCCAGACCGAAGCCGTCAAGGTCGAGGAAATCAAGGCCAAGACCGCCACCAAGAACGTCGAAGGCATGTTCAGCGCCACCGAGGCCATGAAGAACATTGCCATGGTTCCCATGCTGGCCCCCGGAGCAGACGCCATGTGGAAGTCCGCAGGTGGTGAGGACAAGGACATGGCCCCGGCAATCCCCTCGATTGACCCGGCGCAGGCCATGCAAACCATGCCACCGGAAGTCAACACCAACCCCCTGACGCCAGCCAATCCAGCCGTTGGAATGATGGACGGAATTGAGGGTGGGCAGCGTGAAGACGAGAGCGAACCCGTATAGGGTTTTCAAAAACGAATGAAACGCAGGATGCTCAATGCGCAAATTGGTGATTGATGCAGGCTCAGAAACCTGGCAGGCCGTTGAGGCATACGCGAACGAGCAGATTCAAATCCTGCGCCTTCGCAACGACTCTCCGGCACTTGACAAGGTTTCGACAGCGGTAACGCGGGGCCGCATCGCAGCAATGAAGGATTTGCTGGCGCTTGGAAAAGCCCCGGCGCAACCGGTCGATGAAGGTGGACCCCCCGTCTACTGACCTCGCCAAATGGAGATGTGAAGCATGGATGAGAACAAGCAGGAAGAAGCTGGGTTTCTGGCAGGTTTTGCCGGTGCATCGGATTCAAGCAGCGCCCCCGTCGAACAAACCGAGGCAGCGAAGGAACCGAGTGACGAGCAAACCGAGGTGAAGGCAGAGGGCCAAGAGGAATCGGCGGGAGATGCAACCGCCAAAGCCGATGAGCCCGTGATTGCCGGATTCACTCAAGAAGAATTCCGCAACCTGCTGGCGAAAGCCGCGAAGGTGGATGAGTTGGAAGCAGGGCTCCGAAAGGCGCACGGGAAACTGGGCGAAATCAACGGAAATCTGCAGGAGTTGCGCAAGGCCCCGGCGAAAACGCCTGAGCCGCCCAAGGTGGATATAGCGCACGTCGAAGAAGACTATCCAGACATTGCGGCGTACATCCGTGCGCAGTTGGGACAGAAGGAGCAGCCCGCAGAGCCGGTGCAGTCGATGCCGCAGGCGCAACAGCCTGTTGGTTCCGATGCAAATGCCGACCTGCAACTGGCTCTCATGGACCACCTGCATGAAGGTTGGAGAGAGAAGGTGGTGAGCCGGGACTTCACGCTTTGGCTGGCCGCGCAACCGGATGACGTTCGCACCCGCTACGAATCGGCGCAAACCGCCAAAGAGTTGTCTGGGGTGATTGGTCAGTTCGATGCGTGGTCAACAGGCCGGGCGACCCGAAGCACCAAGGGCCAGCAGCGGCTTGAGCAGGCAATCACCCCGAGCGGTGTGCCTGGCAAACCCAAGATGGCCCCGTCCGAGCAGGACGCCTTCGTCGCCGGTTTCAAATCAGTCATGGCCCGATAGGGCAAGGAGAGAATCATGTTCCAGTACGGAAATCCCGCCGAGCGGATCGGCAAACTCAAGGGCGAAATCCTCGCCCATGCCGTCCATGCCGAGGTGCTTGGCATCACCGGTATGCAGCGTATGCAGCCCAAGAACCAGAGCAAGACGGTGGTGTACCGCCGCTACCTGCCCTACGGCGCTGCGCTAACCAACTTCAACACCATCAACCGCCCGCTGGTGGATGTGGACCAGCACGAGCTTCAGGAAGGCGTGACCCCCAACGCCGACAGCCTGATCCCGCAGGACATTCCCGTGACCCTGCGCCAGTTCGGTTGCCTGTACCAACTGAGCGACCAAGTGACGGACACCTACGAGGACGACGTGCCTGCTGAGATGAAGAAGCAGTGCGGCGAGCGTGTGGGCCTGTTGCGCGAGATGATCCGCTACGGCGTGGTCAAGGCTTGCACCAACGTGTTCTATGCCGGTGGCACTGACCGCGCAACGGTGGACGAGAAGATCAGCCTGAACCTGCTGCGCAAGGTCAGCCGCAACCTGCAGGCCAACCATGCCAAGCGCGTGACCGGCATTCTGGCCCCCAGCCCGAACTACGCCACCCAAGCCTGCGAAGCCGCGTACCTCGTGTTCGTGCATACCGATGCCGAATCCGACATTCGTGACCTGGCCGGCTTCACCACCGTGGCCGAGTACGGCACCCGCAAGCCCGTGCATACGCACGAGATTGGCAGTGTGGAGAACTTCCGGTTCATCACCTCGCCTGAGCTGGCCCCGTACATCGGTGCTGGCGCAACCGTGGGTGCGACCGGTCTGCAGGCCACCAACACCACCAACATCGACGTGTACCCCTTCATCATGTGCGGTGAAGACGCATGGGGCCAACTGGCTCTGCGCGGTGCGGACTCGCTTGACCCGACCTGGATTCCTCCGGGCACCAAGGACAAGAGCGACCCGCTGGGCCAGCGCGGTTTCGTGGGCGCCAAGTTCTACATGAACTGCGTGCTGCTCAACGAGGGCTGGATGGCCGTGGTTGAGGCTGGTGTGGACGACCTGGCCTGATGAGTAGAGGGGGCTTCGGCCCTCTCTTCACAAGTCAACACCAAGGAGAACACCATGGCTGAATCCATTTCCAAGCGCGTCAACGCTACTCAGATCGGCAACAAGTCTCAGCGCGAGATGCTTGCCATTCTGAATTCCATGCAGGCCGACATTGCAGCCATCGCGGCGCAATTCAACCAGCTTCGCACGGACTACAACGCGAACGCGACCATTGCCACCGATACCACTGCCACCGCAGTGACCGTCAACACCCAACCGTAAGGAGCCAATCATGGCTGACAACACCGCAGGACAGACCCGCACCGTATCCGTTGACCAAGGCACTCCCGGCTTCGCTGCTGGCCGCATTGTGTACGACGGCACCGCCATCACCGCTGCCGATACCACCCGTGTCGTCGTGGGCTTCAAGCCGCGCTATGTGCGTTTCGTGAACCTCACCGACCGCGTGCAAGTGGAGTGGTTTGAAGGCATGGCCGCCAACACCAGCCTGAAGACTGCTGCTGCTGGCACGCGCACGCTGGAAACCACCAACGGCGGTATTACCGTCGATGACAAGGGCTTCCGTGTGTCGCAGAACGCCACCCTTGCTGCCATCCTGGCATCGAAGACCTGCTACTGGCAAGCGCAGGGCTAAACCCCAACCCGCCCGGCCTCAGTGCCGGGCTCAACCTTTCACGGAGACACCATGCCACGAGGACGCCCCGCATTGGACGCAACGAACGAATATCTGGGCAAATCCAGCCCAGTGACCATCGGTGAAATCGGCACTGAGCAAGAAATCATCGACAAGCCTTTCACGGCCAGCAAGGCCGAGCGCGAGGCGTTCATGAACGAAATCCTCACGGTCGTCGTGCAGTCTTCCGGTGACGAGAACGACGCTGACATTGTTCAGGTCGGCGTCAACGGCGTGACCCAGTTCTTCAAGCGTGACGTTGCTCAGCAGGTCAAGCGCAAGTACGTCGGTGTCTTGGCGCGAGCCAAGAAGACCGACTACCAGCAGAAGCTCGATGACCGCCTGGGCGAGAGCATGAACACGCTGAGCAAGCGCCGTATGCTCAAGTACCCCTTCCAAGTGATTCACGACCCGAACCCCAAAGGCCCGGAATGGCTGCGTCACGCACTGGCCGAGGTGCAGTGACATGAAGCTGGAAGAGTTGATCCTGATGTACCGGGCTCAGTCTCACGACGAGGCTGTGCCGTACCTATGCAGCGATGAACTCTTGACCATCTACGCCAACGAGGCGCAGGACGAGGCTTGCCGACGTGGTGACCTCCTGCGTTCCT